GCTTCATCTTCAGGTCTGAGCACCGTAATTTGGGACCACGAGTAAATTCCTCTTGCAGGGCGGATGCCCTGTGTTGATTCAAAACCTCGTAGTCTTGGAAAACGATACACAGAGCAGTAGCTCCGACCTAAGTCCTAGTTTATCCTACTGGACTCACCTCCCGGTCCCCGGGAGGGTTATGCAGCAAATCTGAATGCTGCATTGATAGTAGTTCCTTGTTTAAACACCTCTAAGGAAGAGGTTGGGGCTCGCCTGGCCGATAAAAGAATCTCGGCGCCCCCAGGAAGAAGACCAGTTGAAAGTCTTCTCCAATTGAGCAGAAAGCGTCGTACTGCTCGAGACCATTCCGTAGGTCTGATCTTGACTGGAAAGTGTGAACTTGTTTGACGTCGTTGGACGTGAAGTCTCCTGTTTTCGCAGGAGCAAAGCGCTGGTTTGAATACCATGGCAACTCCACTTCGACGGTGTTGTTTCCTTGCTTGTACGTCATAGTTGTACCCGAAAAAGTAGTACGTTGGGTAATGATGCCCTGTCTGGCGAACTGACTGGGCGACGTGTTGATGAGCGCGTTGGATGTCGTTTCCGAGTATCCTAAAAGATTTGCGTCGCGAGTAACGCTCATTGCGACGTTGGAGACCGAACCGGGGATCTGATCTGTTTCCCCTTCTCCGGGAGTAGAGAACGAACACACATATTTCCAGCGTGTCGCCCCTCTCCAGCCTGCATAAGCAGGGATGTACCAATTAAGGACCGTGGTGTTACAATAGTTGTACGGTTGGCCTTCCAACGTCGTGTGGATGCCATTCAAACTATAGCCTCGATAGAAAGGTAGATTGAACTGCCTTCGAGTGAACAAACGAGCTGATTCACTTCGAGGACCAAAAGTGGTGTGGTACGAGTAGCGTTTCAGTGCTTGACGCACTGATGTGACTGCTTCACCGAAGTAAACATCTAAGACATGGTCCGTCTCAGGCATGCAGTCATTTCCCAACGGAGTTGGGTCATCCATAGTGACAGGTACTTGGATTGTCGGTGTTGTCGGCATCGGCTTGCGCCGTTTCCTCCACTCCTGACTGTGGCTCAAACCTACTGGCCACTGGTGGAGAGTTGAAAAGTGTGTACTGTGCAATCCGATCATCAGCGGGGTTGGCGACTTCGAAGTCATCGCACATGCTAGTGAACACGTTGATTGCGATGTCGTTGTTGATAGTACTGTTCGGCACTGTCAGTTCGTTCACGACATACACTTTGATGATGCCATTGAAGGTAGAGGTCGCGATGTCCCCAATAACTGTGGTTGAGAAGGGAGTGGTGCCTGAGGCGCCTGGAGTGTCAAACTCCAGAAACCCTAAGGCGTTACCCCACCCGACCTCCACAGTGAAGTCCTTCTCCTCAGCAATATCTAGCAAGTACGTATAGTTAGTGTTGTACTCATTTGAGACGTTAGCGTAAGGTTCGTAGACTATCTTGAGGCGACCTTTGTGGTAGTTGGAAGACACAATCTGAAACCGGAACTTCATGGTCCCACGCCAATTGTTAAAAGGCATGGACACCCAACATGAGGGCGTCATATGTATCTCAGGATCATCACCAGCAGCATTAATGTCAAACATAGCTGGAGTGACCCGACAATTCCACAGCAGTTGTTCCGAGGGGTCATCAGTGGCCCAAGGAAACTGCGTAACGTACGACTCGCGCGAAGCGAGATCCTTAATACCCATTTCGTCAGCGGAGCCAAGGCCCGTGACACGAGGGTCAATCGTAACTTCTTGTTTAACGTCCATAGAAAGACGCTGCGCCGTATCAGGCACATTGGTGTTAGCAAGATTCCCCACAAAAGTGGGCTTGTAGGGCATGATGTCCGCGATGACGTTCGGTCGCGAATACCCAAACAAGGACGCAATGCCAGCTGTAGCACTCGCTGCCATTTGAGTAGCTCTCGCGTATGGGCCAATAACTGGGGCGCTGGTAAGCGCACCCATGGCTTTTGCGAGTACAGATGCGGGTTGGGATATGACTCCCTTCCCATATTCATCTTTACTACCCATGACAGACGACATGCCTGCTTGCGGTTCGACATCGCACTGAGGTGCGATCGACCCTGCGTTAGCAGAAGTTGGCATAGACAGCGTCAAGTCTTCAGCCCATGCGAATACAGAAATGGTGACTCGATCAGTAGCACCGTTCGCATGTTTAAGCGGCTGGAAAGATTGTAGGACCATCTCCCCCATTGTTCGCCATTCGGCGAGAGGCACTCGTAGAGCGTTTCTGGGGAAAAAGAAGGGTAGAAGTAGGTTCCCTCCTTGAGATGTCGTTGGGTCCAGATAGACGTGAGGTCGCTGCGTGGCAGCGATGAGATCCTGTATGAAAAAGGATCTGTCGACAGTCAAAGTGTCTTGATCTGGAAGTGGGTTGTACGCCGCGATGGCTCGGCCATAGTGAAAGCCGTTACCATTGATCACGATCTTAACGTTTAGTTTAGATCTAAGCAGTGCGAAATTGCTGACGCGGTTAATGTTCCTTGGGTTCTCAAAGAAGAGTTGCCAAGGATTGAACTTCTCGAAGAGAGCAGTTCCAGTTACCCACTGGTAGCTTGCAATTTTAATAGGACGGTAGAAGAAATCACTCAGTCCCACGTCGCCAGTATCAGCCTGACTAAAAGTTCTGTCCGGCTGACTGTCGACACCATATTGATACGCCGAATTCTGATCATCAAATGTCATGATCTCGGACTTGTAGCTTTTTGGTGGTTCTGTGATAGTAAAATTCTTCATACCAGACTGGGGCTCGAAAGCACTCCAGTCCGCGGCACATCCGTCCGCTACCTCATTTTGAGTGTGAGGTACACTACGAGGGGAGATTGTAGGCTCTCCTGGCCTCTCTATATTATTATTACAAGTAGGTCTTCTATGTATAGGAACACGCTCAACCCAAGACGTGAACCACAAGATTGTAGTAAACAGCACTATTTTACAAAAACATATATACATGTACCAAACATTCCTAAGGCGCGCTAGACCCTGGTAAATCAATTTGTACACAGCGCAGTCTTTTATAGTCGTACTTAGGACTGTGCCAAAGGGGGACAATCAAAGGGGAGTTCATCCCAGTCCACCAAACCCATTGGATCATGCGCAAGCACGTAATGAAACCCTCTCGGGTCATACGCAACAGCTATGCACACGCCAAGTGGCTGGCAAAGGCGCAGAAGTTCAAAGTTCTTCCGCGTTTGTTTTCGCGCTTTGTAAGCGCAGGCTTTTGAAGCCTTGACTTCAACCGCGCACCAAAAATTGATGCCATCAGCGGTTGTTCGAAACAACATGTCGATTTCACCGAGTGCCTGCACTACGACTGGAGAGTCGCATGCTACGCACTTCCACGGTATCATTCGATCCACGTGTTCGTAGTCTTTGGTGGGGAATTCAACCCCACACTGAGTTTCCATGTATTTGGATTTCCAACCATCCATGTACTCCTCATACGGAACGTGCACTTCAGGGACAATCAACCCTGCACGTTTTGCAACCTCTTGCATTTGCTCGCGCCGATGTTCGTAAACATCACGTCCATGAGCAAACCACTCACGCAAAGCGCCACCGATGTTATTGGCAGCAACTTCCTCAGGTGAGCAGACCTTGGACTTCAAGGTAGCATGGAGGCTCTTAAAAATGGATTCTTCATCCAAAGCACCGAAGTGCAAACCGACTTCTTCGCAGTAAACATTCTTGCGTTTAAGAAAGTCAGCATCTCGATCGTGCATAAAAGGCGTCGGTTCAGACGTCTTGTCGGGCATAGTGAACTTCATATCTCGTTCTTCCAGAAACTTTGCAAATGCAATGTGGTTGAACTTATCGAAGCCTTCCCTCACTGAGCTTTTGGCATCATCGCCATAAGTACCCAGTGCGCATACGTCACGGAACGTACTCACCAAGCCTTTTCCAGCAGCTTGGATCTCTTCTTCCTTGTAGATATGGAAGAATCCGCAACGAAACAATAACGAGTTTGCGATTGAGTTTATGTACACCGTCAAATTCTGGCCTGACGGATTGGAACCAATGAGTTGGAGCAAGGTTCCGTTGTAAGCCATGAGAGGGTAAGCGATATCACTCGCGACTCCCTCCATGATGCACCTATCTTCAGCTGTATAGTTACCTGTCTCCTTGGCAAAATCAATTAAGATTCTGAAAGCCGTGAAGATCAGCTGAGCTGGCATCCTCAGATCGTATTTGCTGTAATCACCAGCAAGGATCCGGTCGGCACCGTACTTGGAGATGTGAGCTTGCAGTTCTTCCCATTCCGGGCCTTGACAATTGATCCCCACCGCACACTCCGAGAGGAGTGGGTTAAGCGATAGGAATCTAGCTACTGGTAAAAAGTACTTACGCACAAGTAGCTGAAGTGCAATGGGTGCACTTTGAAATACACGCACCTTCTCCTTGTCAAGGGGAG